CTGTCTTCCTTTGTCAGTTAAGATAGCGTCTACAACGACTGACGTGTTACTTAAATATGCCATGTTTTAATTGTTTTTCTTCTTATAAATAGTTTAAGGACCAAAAGTTCCACCGCTTATTGTATCAATAGCTGGTAATGATTGGTTTGATAATAATTGTGATTGTACTGCAGCTTGTAGTGTGTTTATGTTGGCCAATACAAGCGGATTAATTGTGTTAGGTATTGCAAATCCATAGGAAGTTACGCCTGGATTTTTATTGAAAGTTAGCATGACGTTTTGCTCGTCTTTGTATCTTTTTAATAGTAAGAATCTAGATATTAGTTTTGGATTCAATACCCAGTTATCTAATATTTGAGGTACTACATCTATAGTCACTCTATTTTGAGCATCAAAAGACGATGTTAAAACATTAAGATCTTGGCTTATTCCACTAAAATCTCTGAGGATTATCTTGTCTCCTGGCTCTGGGTAGAATGGATAATTTGAGTCTCCGTATGCACTATATAAGCTACTTGTATAAAGTACAGATGCAGATTCAAATGCTGGTACAAACTGGTACTGATAGTATGCAGATAAGCTACTGTTTAATGTAATTCTACTACCAAGCGGGCTATTATCTACCATATTATCAATGAAACCATAAAGACCTGCGCTAGATGTTGCGAATGGATATCCGCCCAAACCTACCGCAATTGTACCAGGTGCTAATGAACTATTTGCAGCTCCGATGCTAACAGATGATGTATAGTTTGAAGTAGACATACCTTCCTGTCTAAACTTAAATACCACTAAATCTCCTTGTGAGAAGTTAGTTGGTAGTGTTGTATAATTGAAGGTTCTAGTGCCTGATGATATTTTTACAGCTGGTATTGTACCTCCTCCGCCTTGTGGCAAGGTATTTAAGATAGTAGGATTTAAACTATTATATAAATTAAAACTACCTGCTATATCAACACTCGTATTGGTTACTAATATTTTTTGAATAGGAGAACCTCCTTGTGTATAATTGTATACTCCGGCATCTATAGTTGAAGTAGCGTCGCCAATCACAGTTGGAGATAATCCGTCCGTAGTTAAAGTAAACGGTCCTGATACTGTTGCGTACGGATATACAAGGTTACTTGGATTAAGACCTGTGTCTGGACTTGCGTTAACACTGTTTTTATCTATAGATCCTGTTATTGTAATACCGGGCGTATAGCTTGATGTAAAGTTTACGGTTTGCAAATCGCCTATTAAGATATCTAATGGGTTAGAAGGAGTTTTTTGATATACTCCAAAAGAATACGATCCGCTAGCTATTGGATTGGTACTAGGGTCTGGGAACTCAAAATTAACACCGAAGTTAAATGTAAACTGCTTTTGTCCTGCTTCTGTAATAGAGTATGTAGGGAAAGATGTTAAAGTACTTGCTGTGTAATCGGTTGCAGGATTTGCGGTATCAAAAATTCGATAAATTGGTCCAGATCTGAGAGCTGGATTTTCTAAAGTTACCGGATAGCTTGGAATTCCACTACCACTTATCAAGCCTGTACCTAAACTATTAAAAGCTGAGAACGTACCACCTACAGATTCTCCGACATATTGGAAATATAATTTTTTATCTGATCCTGATAGGAAGTAAAGTTGAGGGGTATATGAGTATCCACTATTGTAAATAATTTTTACTCCATCTGTTGTTTTTTGATTAGAGTATTTTCTATTATCAAACTGCTTAATAGTTAGAGTAGTACCTGCTTTAAATATATTTTGAACGTCTTCCCAGTTTTTATTATTTTGATCTAATTCAAATAAACCGCCTGATACTTCTGCAAGATATGCTAGTGTAGCGTTTACCTTGCCTGGTATAAAGGAACTTGTTTGTACTTGAGTAAAGAATCCAACTTTATTAGTATAGTAGTTAATTACAGGTTCGTTTCCATAAGATAAATCGCCAACACTGTAAGTGTTATAAGCTAATCCAATTAACTTAACTCCATCATATCTTGCTGCGACTGTTGGACGGAAGTAGTAATTATAGTCTTGAATATAAGCATACTGTGAATATGGTTGTCGACTCTGTGACATAGGTCCTATAATACTACTTTCTGCTATTGACTTTGTTATTAAACCAAAGTTAACTGGTGCATTTTGCGTAGTATTGTAATCTAAATCATAAAATCTTTGAGATCTAACTGGCTCGAATACGTTTTCAGATATAGGACTTACAGAGTAAGTTAGGAACATTATATTCTGACCACCGTGTTGAGATGGAGCTACTGAAGAAGTAGTAGAAAAAGCGTAGCTGGATACCTCTTCTTGTGAAAAGTAATTAGTTGCTCCTATAATAGTACTGCCACTAAACTCACCGTTATATTTTTGAATATTATTAGAAGAGCTCATGTATACAATTCCAGGAGCATTTCTCAAGTAAATTGAGTTTGATTGATATTGTATTGGTATTGCTTCTACATAATAAGTGTTTCCTATAACAGCACCTCCATCAGATCCTGAGATTTCAACAGGCATTAGTAATGCATTATAAGAACTTGTTGTAGCTATAGGTTCGTGTCTAGCATATTTATTTCTCTCTAAGATGTGAGATTTAATAATAATACCCGTGTTAGCACTAGCTCTTGCAGGAACAAAATCTCTCGCCATCTTAAATAGCGAGTTATTAAAATATTTTATGACTCTAATAAAGTCCCAAACATTATATCCGCTTGTATATTCGGCATTAAAATAGGTGTTACTAAGTTTATCAAGAGGAATATAAGAGCTTGAATATTGTAAACTTGGAGCTCCAATATATTGCATTATATTAAAGTATCCAGGCTGTGTAGACGATGTAACATATCCAGAAGATGTAATGCTTGCGTTAATAGAATCTGCTGGTGAAAAGCCTATTTCAAGGTCTATAGAACTCTTATTTGTATTATTTTGATAAAACTGTAAGGTTACGTTTGGAGATAATAAACTACTTGATAATTGTAAAACACTTCCTGTTGTAATCTTATTATTTGCTATTTCTTGAATACCTGCTACACTGTAAATATTATAGCCGCCAAACTCGTGAACGTTTAATACTTCTTCAGGAATACCAAAAGTAGTAATCAACGCTCTAACACCTCTCTCAGTACCTCTTGTCTTAAGTAAGTAAGCTAAGTTATGATATAAACGCTTATATATTTCATCAGTCAACTGGCCTGCAGGTAGTGTTGCAAAACTAGAAGTAACACCTGCTGATGCAGTTACAAAAGTGGTTACATATCTATTGATTTTTTCTTCGCCGAATGGAGGTAGGTGTATTGAACTGCTCAAATAGCTGTTGCCTGGTAACGGATATAAACTGCTGCTAGGAATATTAACAGAAGCATAATTACTAGAAGTAACTGGGAAAGTAGAACCTGTATCGTTTATACCAAACATGGTATAGTAAAGGTTATCTGATACGCTTGTATTAGTGTATAACTGTAAACCAAACGACTGTAAAGCCTCACTAACTTGATCCAGTGAAATACCTACAAACGGATTATTTTCTGCAGAATATCTATTAGATACATCCTTTAAGTAAATCCAAATGTTATCAAAGTGTTGACCAATCATATCTAAGAATACAAGATAAGGTTGGTTATTTTGATCATCTCTAATATAAGATGGTGTAGCGTATTGTAGTAAGTCTTTATTTTGATTATCGTAGTAAGACGATGAGTAGAACATACTCATTGTCGTAGTAGTTGGATATGTGCTAGGACTTCCCAACCAATTAGTTGATATAGATGATGTTACCGAATATAAACTATAAGGTTGTATACTCGTTGACTTAGGCCATGCTGTTGAGGCAGAGCTAAAGTATAAATAATATTCGTACGGATCAAACTTGGTAATGATATTATCAATACCGTTCTGAAGCTGTATCTTTGCTGTAGCTGTATTAGGTGCTTGTAATGCAGCAGAAGAAGATTCTATTTCTTGTAACTTGTAAACAAAGTTATGCAATCTCTCTGTTGCAGATGAAAAGTGTATAAAGTTTTTAAAGTTGCTATAATCAACGTTAATTTGAATAGCTTTTTCATCCATCAATGACTTGAACTTCTGAAAAGAAGAAGAAACTGATGTCTTTAGTAATGAATCTATCGAATAATAAGGAGTTGTTTGACTTATTGATTGATCTAATTTTACCTTATAATTTGGTCCTTTTATAGGAAGAGTGTCTAATACTCTTTCAGGATCGATAGTAATAGATACATTAAATTCAGCAGGCTCTGCTACCTGGGTTACTACCCAAAAAGTAGCCTTCAAATCAATATCAATAGGAAGTGGCTCGTATAATTTAAATACCAGGTATCCGCTTCCACCCTCCTCAACATAAGCTGCGTTGACGCCTATAACTAATACATCTGCTCCAAAATTCAATAGAAAGTCTGGATAGTATGCATCTGCTGCAAGCTGTGTATTAAACGAATTAAAAGCGCTTAGTAATTGCTCATTTGATAGGTCTTGTCTAGCAACCTTAATCTCTCTTCTAGTTGTAGATATTTCTTTGATCCAAAAGTTCTGCTCACGGTTAGGACGAGATAGTAATTGTCTTCTAAAGAAGTTATACTTAACATTTATAATACCTCTATCGTACCCATCATCAGCAGCATCTCTTTCTGGATTCAAAAACAAAGCTGTAGTAGTTCCTGTAACAGGATCAACGGCTCCAAGTTTATATTGAGTAGTATAATAATTGGCACTTAATACTACACCTCCAACATCTTTTATAAAGTACTCAATATAGTCATTCTCCGATACACCAAAGGTTGGAGTTATGAGAGAGGTATTAATGAGAGCTTTGTCTGATGGCACGTAGTCCTGATACTCTCCGTTAGATCCTATGTATTTAACTTCTACTGTTGCCATTATACTATATTAGTTAAGCTAAGGTAATTTTGATTAGCCTCAAGCAATTGTTGTCTCAATGAATTAATTTCTTCTATATAAGCTCTTTCATTATCTGATAGTACTACTCCACCTAAATACTCAGTACTTCTTTTAACTAAATACTCGTGTGAGTTTACTTCTCCCATTGCAGGAATCTCAAAAAACAACTGATTGTAGTTGTCAAAAAACTGCTCAACTGTTATCTGAGATGGTGCATCCGTTACAGTTGTTGGTCGATATAATTCCGAGAAAGCTGTGTCAACAACTCTCGTGTAAGTGTTACGTCCATAAACCTCTTTGACTAATTTAACTTCTTGATCCATTATCCTACAATTTTAAATGTCAAGTTTTGGCCACTATAAATAACTTCTTCAGCAGGCAAAAGACTCAAGCTTCCTGTTCCATATAAGGAAAGAGCATTGTATATTGACTGTTGATTATTATACACTGATAGTGGACCGTAGGTTGTTGATAAAATGTTAGTCTTTATTAATATACGATAAAATCTATTAATTTCCAACCCGCTAGTGTATAAAGTAAAATAATTTCCTACACTATCACAGCTAAGTTTTGTATAGTTCTCATCAAAGTCAATGACCATTTCATTAGTCTTAACGTCTTGAATAGCCCAATACGTATCTTCTGATAAAATTAGGTTAGTTAAATAAACTGATGAAGTTGTAAACTGTCTTTCAGGATATGTGTATCTAGTTCCAAGTCTCACTTTATACACTTCGTTTTGATTAAATATACCTGGGTTATTTGATAAAACAATTGTAATTTGGTCGCTTAAAACGTAGTTAACACCTTGCGGATAGTAGTTTGAATCGTCCCACTTAAATTCTATCGTTGGTGGATATATTGTATGAGTATCTACCGAGAAGAACTTTAGATCTATAAACGACGAAGTATTGTTTTCTATACTTGTTGGATGCTTTACAATAACGCCATAGTTAGGTATTGAACCGCTAAACCAAGCGTTCATGATACCAGAGATGTTCATATTAACATCCTTATTTGACATATAGTCAAAGAATTGACTACCTGTTAAGTTTGCATTCCATGTTCCTCCTGGATTAACCCAAAGAGGAGATCCGTTTGAAGGTCCTGTGTAATTCCAGCTAACACCGTTTTGGGATTGAGGAGATTGAGCATACTGACCTGTCCCCATTGACCAAGGTTGTGTTAGAGGATAGGCTTGTAATGAATAAGTTGTATTTAAGTTCTGTGCAGAAGCTAAAAATAATTTTAAGTTTGCTTGCCAAGATCCACTTATAGATGAAGAAGCAAATGTGTATAGTTTTCGTATATCAGCCGGAGAGAATTGTAAAACCGCTCTGCGTGCATTGAATTGTTGTGTTACATAGTAAGTACTACCACTTACAACTGCGAAGTAGGTACTGCCGCTTTGGTTAGCAAAATAACCTTGGTAAGCAGCAGCAGGAGCACCTGTACCACCAGCTAGGTCGTAAGTATAATAAGGGTTTTCAGTACGCCCTACTCTATATAAAAATCTATTTAGATCTTCTAAATTATTATCCACAGACACTTCTAATATAGGATCTCTACCTGTATTTTTTACTGGGTATTGTGAATAGAGCGTTGCATCTGCTGATGCGAATATTTGATATACTGCCATGTTATTATGTTGTTACTACACGTCCTTGAATGTCGATATCTGGATATTTAACTTCAAAGATACTTGGATCCAAAGAAGGATAAATTACTCCGTTTAATGTTGCGCCTGATATATCGTAACTGTAAGGAGAATAGCCTGATGAGGTTCCTGCTATATTGTTAATTGTAACCTTTTGAACTGTTTGTACGCCAGCTGCTTGGTCAAGTAGAGTATAGATAGTAGATAGTACAATCGGTTGATTTATTTGCCATCTATCTCGACTAAAGAAATCTTTTAAAGTTGCTAAACAAACAGATATAACTTCTCTCGCAGCATAGTTAGGTCTCACAATAATATCGAAGCTTACTTGAATATTAATTATGTAGCCTGGCTTTATAATAATCGTATCTGTTAACATTCTATAATCACCTAGATACGTTTGTATGTTTTTCAATAGAGCTGGGCCTGGAGCTGTAAATTGACTGTTTGCGTTGTAACTTAGGACATATAGAGAAGTCGCTAAAGGATCTCTCTCACCAGGTTGGTTTACAAGATAAGGTGCAAATACTGCAGTATCCTTAGTTACATAAGCCTTGGCTACTTGTCCAAAC